CAGGGTAATTCATTTCCTCGATGACGAAGAAGTTTTCGTTGCAGGCTTGTCAGCTTTTGAAGGGCTGACATGTTCAGGTATAATTAACTGTACAAATTCTGTGGGGTCGGAAGGATTGGGAGATTCAGGAGGCTCAACCGCAGTTTTCCGATCTGCGGAGGACTTATACCTATAATGAGATGAGCTCGTGACACTAGATGTTTCTCGCTGAGCACGGGCTTGAGCAGCGATCAAAATTGGGGCAACTTGTGCGAGAACGGCACGGTACGATTCAATGAGTCGCTCCATATGGGAGGATACATGACCTGAGTTGTATCCTGATAGAGTGAGCTCCTTACTGTCACCAATTTTGGAAAACATTTGGAAGGCTTTAATAATGCGCTCAGCTCCTGTAACTAATGTCAGGGCAGGTGAATTAAGTATAGGGCTCGGGAGATAAAAGTCAATGACATAAGTGCATCGTACTATGCCAATGGGTTGATAAGTGGAGGAGTCAGTTCCGGAGCCGTAAGAAATGGCTGAGGCTCCGAGCAGCAAGGCTTGGGTATACTGCTCAGAATCAGCTTCATTGGTCTTCGAGGTTTTCCAGACTTTCTTTCCAGTAAACTCGTATGATAATGTGGCAGGTTCCCACGAAGTGAAAGAAACTGCGGGTTGTGATTGCAGGACGTTAGTAAAGAAAGGAGCACCTTCAGCGAGTGCTCCCGCGGCATCCGCTTGCATAGCAACAGAAAATCCCAACGGTAACGAGCCAAGCGGGAGGTTGACCGGCGGATCGGCATTGTTGGCAATTGTAGTTGTGGGGTTAACCGAAGGGATGAAATTAAGGACGAGTGATCGGATTGCGTAATAATAGTATATCTCCTCAATTTGCGCAAGACGGGATGAAATGTTTGCGGGAGTGAGGGGTGAGTTAGTAGTAGCTCCGGTGTCGATGACGCCCAACTCGGCACAAAGTCCGTAGAAGTTAGGCCCTCCCTCCGCGGTGAAGGTGAGGCCGTAGGTGCCTTGGATGACGTCCATTCCAACGACGCGAATAGCAGTTTGAGTTTGCTGTGGGCCGCGGCGAGGCGAGGATGTGACGTCAGTAGACCATTGGGGTTCTCCGGAGAACGAAGGTGGTACTGCAAAATTTCCAACACTTCCCACAGCGACAGGAGCTGTGAAAGTGTTGACTGGTTGCATTCGTGACATTGTTGATGCTGCACCACGACGTTGACCACGTCGAGGACGTGTAGATCTGACTGGAGTAGTTCGTGGAGTAGCCCGTCTAGCGCGACGGGGTTGAGATTGTCTAGCTTTCTTAAGAGGTTTCTTAGGAGGCATTGCTGATACTTGCTGATAGGCTGATTCTGGGTAAATGCCGTGCTTGTACTGATCAAGCTCGACTTGTTCTGTTGTTCTGGGCTGTGCTGAACTGAGCTGTTCTGGATAAAACGGTTTACGGGAACGATGAACGTTGGACTGAGGTTCAGGTTCCGAACTAAACTGTTCAGGGTGATCTCGAATGTAAGTAGATGTAAGTAAGATTGCTCCGGCTGTACCAAGGGTATAGACCAGAGGATGTATCTCGCTTTAGGCAGGAAGGCAGGCAGATTTAACGACTTGCTAAGTCGAAATAAACGCCGGGCGAGCCATGGATACCCGGCGTTAACTGCGCGGTCCGCCAACATTGTCCCTCATAATGGTGCAGGGCACATAGTGGGGAAGTGGTTTACCACCCCTGCACCGAACAACACTTTACTGCTTGTCTGGCTCAAGATACCAACCCTGCCTAGCCTTATAGGCATAACTTGGGGCAGGTTCAGTAGAGCTAGACGAGCATGACATACTGGACGCACTGGAACTAGTGGTTCCACACGGAGAAGAACTAGAGTTTGAAGCGGAGGAAGAACTAGACACACTAGAAAGTGCGGCGCATGAATGCGATAATGCGCCTCCAGTTCCACTGGATACTAGCCCAAACAAAGAAGTGCCATCGCCAACACTAGGTGGAGGTGGTGCTTGCCGCTTATGAGGTACGGGCGGCTGAGATTGGCCACTCTTGGGCGGGTCCCAGGTGCCTCTCTTAATCTTTCTAGCTTTCATTTCCTCGTAGGTTTCTTTGGGACGGTCCTCCCAAGTGCCAGCTGCAAGTTTCTGGGCCTTAAGTGCGTTGAATGCTGCAGCTCGAGCATTTCGCTTATCTTGTCTGTGAGGTACATTGTGAGCCTCGCCATCACATACAAAATCGGCGCCACCCTTATGGTTAGGGGTTTTGGGTGGCTGCATGAGCGGTGGCTGCATGCACTTAGCAATGGTGTTACAGGTGGCAAGCCACTCATCAAATTTCTTAAAATCAAATTCAGGCAAGGCTTTTATGGCATAATCCATCATCCAATCAGCGAGCCAATTTGGATATTGTTGACGCTCGCGGGCATGCCAAGGTGTGATTGGCTCGCAAGCCGGGTTGAACTGAATGGGTTGACCACCTTCAACGACAACACAAAATTGGCCAAGAATCGGAGTGTGACGGTCACATAGCAAGGCACAACGCACTTTCTCTAACAGTTTCATGGTTGGTGTGACATTACTAGGCAATGAAACAGTGGTATGGAATTTGGAGAGAGTGCGTGGCAAGTCACAGCATGTATTTAGGTCACCAAACCAAACGTCAGGAGAGTAAATTCGGGCCAGGAATTTAATGCCAAGCTGTCCCCGATGAACTGGTTCTACAGCAATTTCCTGTCCTATGGCGGCTGCAGCATTAATATAGGATTTTGGATCAACATCAGCTGTTAGTCCGTCATCGCCACCATAAATTCCAAGTCGATTCCATGCTGCCTGAGGTGCGTGGAATGAGCCATCCTGACGTGTGGATCGCAAAGCCAAGTAAGCTACGAATGCATTAACTAAGCTATTAAATAATGATGTTTCAGGCGATCCAGATGCTCGTGCGAACCCCTGTTGGTATTTGGTTCCAAACTTGCCAATCCCTTGGAGACTATACTGTGACCTATGTAACCGCAGTACGTCAGCATGGTATTGAGGGCGGAACGTCCGTAGAAGGCATATGCGTTCAAGTTCTCGCATGATATCTGATCCATGCCCATCAAACCTTGAGAAATCAGTGTTGACTGCCATACTGGCGTCTTTAAGTACAACACAAACTCTAGCTGCCACAGCAGGTGGGGGTTTTCCAAATGCGTACCAGTCATGCCTCTTCATAACCTCGGCCATGGCATAAGTATACCTAGAGTATTCCCTCTTGTCAACACCGTTAATTGTTGAAATAATACGGGGGTCGCTAACATCGCCATAAGGCTCACGTTTGTTGAACGATTTTAGCTCTTGTTTTCCTTCATCTATAGGTGCGACTTCTTCAAGTATTCTAACTTGGGATGGCCTATTTTGTCGAGCACGGACTTCATCATGGGATACAGGATCAAGAGTCTGGTAATGTTGGCAAGGAATGAAGAATTCCGCAAACTCAGCCATGATGTTGGCAAGAAACGGAGTCATTTCCAGGCCTTCTTGACGTACTTTAGTAATACGTCCAGCAATGCCTTGTTTTTCATTATCCTTTGTCTGGTCTGGCGAAAAAGCGCCATGGATGAACGGAGACATGAAGGCTGTTAACCCCGGTTTGGCCTCTGGGGTATAATTTCGGTAGTTGAATTGATACCGACGTACTCCTTCTGGGACTGGGCAAACAACATCTGGTTTGCTTGGGACGTGTGCCCGATGAAACTCGAGCAAAATTGCGGCGGCGGTGCGATCGCCGTCGACAAACGACATGACCTGAGGCATGGACAACTCATGCTTTGCAGTGCGAGCGATTGATGCGAGAGTATCATCAACATCTATGGGGATCTTTGCTGCACAAAAGGAATCAGGTCGGGCAGTGGCAACAAATACTCCATCTAGGCCCGTCGTTTTAAGACGGTTAAAACCAGCATGGTGGAGTGACAGGCGAGTTAAGTGTTTGTGCTCCAAAAAGAAGTAGGGCAACCAGGCCCACTTCCATGACCACATGCCAACAGGTGTCAGCATGATAAGTTCATGGTCAGGTGACGTGCGCCGTCTATCAACAAGATAGACCAATGTTCGTGTTGGCACACCGAGCACTTTGTTGCAAACAGTAAGATTGTCAGTGGAGTAATTCCAAACTTGGTGGACATACTTGCCTCCTCCAGTGACATTGTAAGTGACCACATTATGCTCGTCGAATGAGTATGAGTAGTTTTCGGCGAGCTTAGCAACATGGTCTGGTTGGAAAGTGTATAACACAGTGGGGCCATCCTGATTGGTAAGAAATGATGGCATGTGAAGATATTGATCTACATCAACAATAGCTGTTAAGTCACCACTGTGGTATTGGACACGTGCTGGCCACCAACGCTGAAATAAACGTTTAAGAAATGATGGCTCATACTCCATAGGTTCGGGTCCTGACAAGTTTGTATCAACATTAATGTCCTTCGCCCAAAACCATTCTCTACTGCCATTTCTCTCATTTCTCTCGTCGGCTCTGGATCGCTGGTAAAAGAAGGCGCTGACACCTAAATTTCTAGCGAGGCGGTCAATGAAAGAGGATGCTCCAGTACGGTCAGATGCAGCGTGGCCATGTGTGTGGTGCACAACTGCCTTCGTTTCTGTGAGAGATAATGAATTAAACATGTTGCGCATTTCCTCAGAGCGGAGGCGTGGCCTTTGAATTGACCAGGGTAGCAATTCCTGGCGGAGTCTACGGGCCAAATATGCGCGACAAAAGGGAATTATAACCGCAACGATAACATTGCGATAAACCCATCGTGTCCAATAAGTGTTCCACGCCGAAATCAGCGCGAACATTATAATGAAAGTTCTGTCCTCGAGTAACCCGATTGGTTCATATCGGACATACGAGAACAGTGAATTGAGTACAATAAGTTCCCAGCATACGACAATTGCTAGGAATCCGACGAAGCTAAGTGAAGACGAAAACATCTTGTTAGCAGCAGTTTTACGACG